CTGCCGTTGAGCAAAGTCCACAAAGGTTTTCAGATTCCGATTGTTGCGGAACGTACCTTTGGTCATTTGTTCCATCTCTATCCACCATTCAGCGATCTCAGGATGTTCCTTTGCGATTGCTGCCAGGGTGGCTTCACTCTTCAAAAAGCACATATCGCAGTTGCCTTTTGGTGTGAGACCGTTGGCGTTCACCAAGCGCAAATCAAACGGCTGACGCTTCCAAAACTCAGTTATGTCGGCCTTTGTGACGTTTGCGTCTACGAGAGGATGCCAGAACACCCACCGGTCTTTGCTGTCTTCTTTGACCCGACGCACCTCATCGGCTCGGATGCCTAGACAAGCCGTCCAGTATTTCCAACCAATCGAAAGCAAATACTTTTTCATTGGCCGGATCTTCAGTTCAGTCGTACAGAATCGAGCCACGGCGTTTGGCAGGTACTTTCTAGCCTCAATCAACTCTTTGAACGGTTCGCCATTTCGACTGGCCTCGTTGTGTGAGACGATACGGTAAGAATTTTTCCTGCGCTCTTTATCGCGCTGGTATTCGACCCAGATGATCGGGATGTTCCACCGTTGAGCGCACTCTTGAACAAAGTCTAATGTCTCCGGCATTTCTCTGCCGGTATTGGCAAAGCTGATCTTTACCCGATCAGGCAACGAACCGTTGGCCTCAAGTATGTGATACAGCATATATGCGCTGGTGCGTCCGCCACTAAAACTAATCTGAACGTCACCGTCTGGTAATGTATATGGATTCTTCATAAATCTATCGCCTTGATTGTCTCCCCGATCCGCTGCGCGATCTGTGGGACGATGGCGTTGCCTAGTCCTTTAAGTCTGTCCACCCTTCTGGGTATCCCATGAGCCACTCGACCCACTGGGGGTTCAACTGCCCACCAGTCTTCTGTTGATTGTCTGTGTGTTGGACTGCCACATCCAACGTGTCCATGCTCACCTTGCCGTCCCGAATCCTGCCGCCCAGATATCCTCCCTTGTGATCCCTGGTTGTTGGAGTCGGCCACATCCGAACTTGATCCGCTAGGTTCGCCCCGAACACCAGGTCTGGATTTGTCTGACTGATCCGGCGCCCCTTCTCGTCTAACTTGCGTGGCCCTCCTGTCCCGTCTGTCGTCCTGGGCGTGGCCCACATCTTTAGATTCGCTTTCGCCACTTTTACTCTTAAACTGAAAGCCGTTCCGGCGTGACTGGTCGCCATCTCCCAATCTGTCGGTGTTGAATGCTTCGCTTCTTGTGCTAACGGTGTGGGCCACAATCCAAACTCTGTCTCGTCTGTGCGGGGCATCGACGGCACAAGCTGGAACAACAAACGCTTGGCAGGCGTAACCTTGCCCCTCCAGGTCAGATAACACTTGGTCGAGGCCCAAGCGGATGTGTCCATAAACATTCTCGAAAACGCACCAGCGAGGGAGTTTTGCTTTAACAATGGTAAATATTTCCGGCCAGATATGGCGGTCATCTTCCTCGCCTCTTTGCTTGCCGGCAGCACTAAAGGGCTGGCAGGGATATCCTGCTGTGAGGATGTCGCAGTCTGGAACAAGTCTTCTTGCATCTGTAGCTAACTCCCTTACGTCTTCGGCCACAGGCACATGCGGCCAATGTTTAGCCAACACTCGCCGACACCACGGCTCGTTGTCACAAAACAAAACGGGCGAGGACAACCCCGCCCATTCAAAACCTAAAGCGAATCCACCGATCCCCGAACATAGGTCAACATGTTTTATCAACTCAAAGATCCCGTCTCGTTAGTAGTGTCAAAGTCGTGATCGTCTCTGTCACGAAATCCCCCGATAACAAGACCACACATACGACACTGAGAACCAAACTGGCGTTCTTCTAAAGTATGAGACGAGCAGCGTGGACACATGCCTGCGTCCAGCCGCCTTTGTATGATGTCGTCATCTTTCATCACGTTTCGTCTCCGTCCTGATGCATAGTGCCTCCTGATTCATCGGCATTTTGTCCCAAAGAATCGTGTAAGCTGCTAGATGGCAATCCTCTATCGTTGGGAACGCCGACAGAATCTGTGTCTCGATCTTGTCTATCTTTACGGCGGTCACTAAGACGAGGAGCCAGATCATTCCGCCGCCGACTTTGACTCAAGAATTGATTTCTTTGCCGAAAGCGAAACAACATTGTCTCTCCCTAACCCTCGTATGAACTTCTCCGCAACGTCTGGTGTTAAGCCTGTTAGCTTTCCAAAACGTTCCACAGCTTGATTTAATGTCAGGCCACCTTTCTTGTAATCCAGTAAAACATTCATGCTGCCTGCGATTTTGGTGTCAGTTTTAGCCATTCTTTGGCCTCCTCTCCTAGGACTTGTGCGCCTATGTCAATCTTATCACGCAACGCTTTGATGATCTTTTCATCAATCGTGCCATCTGCAATTAGATCAATGTAGGTCACAGGATTTTTCTGACCTATACGATGGCAACGATCTTCCGACTGTGATCGAGTTTCAAGGTTGAAGTCGTTAGCATAGTAAATCACCGTATTGGCTTCGGTCAGGGTTAGACCAAACCCAGCCGTAGCAGGGTTCGCTACAAAGAATCGGGCGTTACCATTCTGGAACTTTTTAATAGCAAGTTCCCGATCTTGTTCTGATGTGTCGCCATAGTATGAGACCACCGAATCCTTGCCGTAGACTTTAGCAAGCTCATTGCGGATCTGAACAATGTCATAACGAAAGCGCGACCAGATGATGATGTTGCCTGACGCCTCTTCGATGCAATCCATCATTGCAGACAGGCGGTGAGTTGGGAACTCCAGCATATCGCCCTCATCCGTTTTGACATGCCCCGACAGCACCTGTTGCAGGCGCAGCATCTGCGTAATCACCTGCGGTGTACTAACGAGCTTGTCGTCTTCTAACAGTGTGATGGCGAACTCTTGCAACTCTTTATACATGCGGACTTGTTCCGTGGTCAGAGTGACATGACGCACAGTGTAGGTCTTTTCTGGCAGATCCAGACAGTCTTTCTTCAAAACCCGATAAGTAAACGGAGCAATCTTGTCTGTTAACTCTTCTAGGTTCTTGTAGCCAAGGATTTGTTGAAAGCTATGTGCGCCCATGGTGCGCTTTTGCAGGACAGCAAAATGTCCTTGGAACGCATAGTAGGAGTCGTACCCCAAGATGCTGGGGTCAAGAAACTGGAACTGTGAGTACAGATCCATGGGCGACTTTGTGACAGGCGATCCTGTCAACAGTCTTCTGTACTTGAACTTGGATGCAATCTTGAGTAAAGACTTGGTGCGCTTGGCCTTGTGGTTCTTGATGGTTGTAGATTCATCAATGGCTATAAGGCCAAAGCGCCCGAACTTCTCAGCCATCCATTCCCCCGCCTTCTTGCCTTTGGCTGACGAGAACGCCTCCACATTCATAACGAATATCTTTACGCCAAGGTCGCGGTTGTTAAGGAACGCTCGAACCTCATCTTTGTATGTCTTGGTTTGATTTGCTTGCCAATGGCACACGGTGTGCGCGATCTCGTCTGAAAAATGCTCTGGGATCTCTTTGTTGATCCAGTTGCGGTAGACGCCTTTGGGTGCAATGATCAAAGCGAACTCAACCCGATCCAGCGGGTTGATTGCCTGCGAACCAAGATAAGCGATGGTATCAATCAAGACCTTTGACTTGCCCGTGCCCATCTCCATAAAGAACCCGAAGGATTCCTTGTCAACGCTACGGTTCAATGCCTCGATCTGGTGTGCATATGGTTTCGTTTTGAATTTGTAGTTGACTTGCATCCATGTCCTCCCATATGGTCTAAACATAGGCTTACGGAGTAGTTCCGTCAAGCCATCAAACCTGAAGAGGATGTACTTGCTATGCAGCAGAAAGAAACGATCTTTGATGAAGAGATGTTCGCTGATGCCGATACGTTAGAAGGCGTTGAAGCCGAAAGCGGCAAACAACTAGCTGGCTTGGTGCGCCAGTTCAATACCGTTCAGCAACAAATTGACTACGCTGAACAGCACATCAAAGCACTAAAAGAAGAAAAACAGAGGATGGCGTTTGAACAGATTCCCATGCTCATGGATGAGATGGGGATAGAGCGTATTGATGTTGACGGTGCAATCGTCAAGCTCAAGTCGTTTGTGTCTGCGTCTATCCCTGCTGACCGGAAGCAGGAGGCTTTCAACTGGCTCCGAGAACATGGTCACGAGGGAATCATCAAGAATGAAATCGTTGTGTCTTTTGGCAAAGGTGAAGACAACGCCGCAGGCGATGTCATGTACCAGCTTGAAGAGAAGGGTTTCCACCCCGAACAGAAGACGCACATCCATTCGATGACCTTGAAGGGGTTCATTCGGGAACAGGTCGAAAAAGGTAACAACATCGACTTGGATCTGTTTGGAGCGTTTGTCGGAAGAACTGCTGAAGTGAAGAGGAACTCGAAATGAGTACAAAACTTGCTAAGAAAGAAGAGGCTGGCGTACCCACCGAACTGATGGACGACATCTTGGAGACTGCCGGTGAGGGCACGAGCTACGAGGCAGACGAACTACAGATTCCGTTTGTTCGTGTAGCGCAGGGCACTTCCCCGCAACTCAAGAAAAGCGACATGAAATACATTCCTGACCTACGGCAAGGAGATGTGTTTAACACGGTGTCGGGTCAGATTTGGGACGGTGAGGAAGGCATTACTGTCATCCCTTGCTACCAAGTTACTACTTACCCAGAGTTTACTCCAGGGGACCAAGGCGGTGGCTTCATAGGTCTGCGGTCTCCCAGCGATCCTGACCTGTCGCAAACGACTAGGCAAGGGGCCAAAGAGTTTCTGCCAAACGGCAATGAGGTCATCAAGAGCGATCAGCATTTCTGCCTGATCCTAGGCGACAACGGCATGTATGAGCCAGCCATCGTAGATTTCAAGTCTACGGGGTTGAAGGTCAGCCGCCGCTGGAAGACCCAGATTGCCATGCAGAAAATTAAGGACGGCAAGGGTGTCATGAGAACACCGGCTTTGTTCGCCACCATGTGGAAACTCACGGTGGTTGAGGAGTCTAAGACCGTCGAGGGTGAGATGCGTACTTGGTACAACTGGGCCGTTGAAAAGGTCGGCTTGGTGCAGGACAAGAACCTGTTCTTGGAAGCCAAGGCGTTCCGCGAATCGGTTATGAAGGGTGAGGCAAAAGCGCAACAGGAGGAGGCACCAGTCAGTGACTCTGCTCCTGCGGCGCAGATGCCAACGGACGAAGATATCCCCTTCTAATCGTTGGGGCGGCAGGTAGCACGGCCTGTCGCCCCTTTTTCGCGGAGTAAGTGATGACATTAGTTGACCGGTTCGCTGCGGCCTTTGAAGGCTCCAGCGTTGCACATGGTCAAACAACAGTAGGTGACGTTAGGAAGAACGGGAAGACAGAGGCAAAGAGTTTCATCGTCCGTGAGCCGTTGACCAAGCATTTGATTGACAGCCATTTGCAGGGCGAACATGGGGTTGGTGCGATTCCGATCAACAGTCAGAACATGTGCAAGTTTGGTGCATTAGATATTGATACATATCCAGTTGACCACCTAGCCATCTTGAAGAAATGCCGTCGTTTTAAGTTACCACTCGTTGTTTGCCGTTCTAAGTCAGGCGGGGCACATCTGTTCTTGTTTATGCAAGACTGGATTAGTGCAACAGATATGCGTGACCATCTGATGGAGTTCGCTGCCGTACTCGGTTACGGCGGCTGTGAGGTGTTTCCAAAACAAAACAAGATTCTTGCCGAGCGTGGTGATGTCGGCAACTTCATTAATCTGCCGTACTTCGCGGCAGATAACACATTACGTTATGCGATAAATCACAAGGGGGATGAGTTATCACTTGAGTCGTTTCTTAAAGAGGTTGAGCGTAGGAAAGTCACGTTAGAGGATCTTCGCAAGTTAGATTTTTCAACCGATGATGATGAGCTTCGTGAAATGCCGCCGTGCTTGCGGATCATGTTTGCTACCTCTGTGCCAGACGGCACCAGAAACAAGGTCATGTTTCACGCGGCGGTAGCCGCGAAGATGATGAATCCAGATTCATGGGAACGTACCCTTGAGTCGTGGAATCAAAAGTATTGCAAACCATCATTACCCGCCAGTGAGATCGTCACGATCCAGAACCAGCACAAGAAGAAGGACTATGGGTATCTCTGCAAGGACGAACCCATGGGCAGTCATTGTGATAAGACGGCTTGCCGGCAAGCCAAGTACGGCATAGGCAAGAACAGCTCGATGCCTGGTATCACCGGACTCACGATACAAAGGTCGGAGCCGCGCCTGTACTTTCTGGATGTTGATGGCAAGCGACTGGAGTTATCCACCGAACAGCTACAAATGCCTTTGCAGTTCCAACGTGCATGTATGGAGCAGCTGGATGTCATGCCGCCGATCATGAAGGCGCCGGACTGGCAGGAGTACGTGAACCGGATGCTTGAGACGGCCACCCATATTGAGGTGCCCAAAGAACTGACGATCAAAGGTCAGTTTGAAGAACTGGTCGAGGTTTACTGCACTGGCAGGATTCGGGCGCGATCACCGCAAGAGATGACGATTGGCAAGCCGTGGACAGAGAATGACATGACCATGTTCACGATCAAAGGACTAATGGAGTTTTTACGCAATCGTGGATTCCGCGAACTGAAGCGCCCACAAATCCAGCAGCGCCTCAAGGACATGAACGGTGGGCATGACTGCAACACCACCTACAAGTTTAAAGACGAAGATACCGGTCAATGGAAGAATCTTCGCGTCTGGTTTGTACCAGAGTTTGACAACACCGAAATCGACCTACCAACAGAGGAGATAGAAAATGACATACCCTTCTGATGAACGGTATCTCAAAGTGGGTGATGTAGTCGAATGGCTTGGTGTGGCGCGTTCAACGATCTACCGGTGGGTAGACGAAGGACACTTCCCCAAACCAGTCGTGCTTGGCCCCAAAAACGAAAAGAACAGCACAACTCGCTGGCTACGGACAGAGGTAGAGCATTGGCTTGAATCTCGTCCACGCGAGAAAGAAGACGGATGACTGAAGAAACACTCATCTTCGGGCCACCAGGGTGCGGAAAGACACACACGATGATTGAGATTGTGCGTCAGGAACTTGCCAACGGCACTCCTCCTGATCGCATCGGATTCGTGTCTTTTTCTCGCAAGTCTATTCAAGAAGCAAGAGAGCGAGTGAGCACCGCACTACAGCTTACTGAAAAGGATGTGCCGTGGTTCAAGACGCTACATTCAATCGGCTTCAACTGGTTGGGCATGGATACGTCTGAGACTATACAGTCGTCCGACTTTCACAAGCTGGGCGACATCTTGGGTATGCCCTTTGATCGGAGCACTGCACAGGTTATGGAGGAAGGACTAGTGCCGTTGTCCATGAAAGAGGGCAACCGGTATCTGGAGGTTATCAATCGGTCCAAGATGCGCTGTGTGAGTCTTGAGCATGAGTATAATGATCGAGCTGACTATGACTTGCATTGGAGCATGGTTAAGCGCGTGGATCAGATCTACGCAAAGTACAAGTCTGACTTGGGCAAGTATGACTTCGCGGACATGGTGGATTTGTTTGTTAAGCAAGGCACCGGCCCTGCCTTGGAGATCCTGATTGTTGATGAGGCGCAGGATCTGACACCGTTACAGTGGAAGCAAGTTGCCATACTCAAGGAGAGGGCGGCAAAGGTTTGGTATGCTGGGGATGACGACCAGTGCATCCACCGCTGGAACGGCGTGGATCTGCACAGCTTCATGAACGCTTGTGACAACAAGGTTATCTTGAACAGAAGTTACCGTGTGCCGGGGGAAGTGTTTGGTCTGGCAAACGAATTGGTTAACCGTATTCATATCAGGCAAGAGAAAGACTGGAGTCCGCGTGACGCCGAGGGTTCCGTCAACTTTCACATGAATTGGTACGATGTGAATATTGATGAAGGTTCGTGGACAATCATGGCGCGAACCAACAAATCTTTGAACCATATTCACCAAACTTTACGAGACGACGGTTATTTGTTTGAGCGGTTTGGTAATTCCATGATCTCGCTTGAACTGCTTGAGGCTATGAACATCTGGGAGCGGTTGGCAAAGGGCGAGACCGCCAGTGTCGGTGAGATCAAGAAGCTCTACGGCTACATGCCAAAGCAAGGCGACAAGGCGCTGTTGAAACGTGCAGCGACCAAGACCTTTGACGCGGTAGACCCGCAAGGCTCTCACAACTACGACAATCTGGTGGCAGAGCATGGGTTGTTAGCGCCTCGAGAGATGCGGCCAGAAGTCGTGGTCAACATGTCTCGCGAGGATCGGCGGTACATGGCGGCTGTACGACGTAGGGGCGAGGATCTAACCAAGCCGAGGATCAGTCTGTCTACCATCCACCGCATGAAGGGCGGTGAGGATGACAATGTCCTGTTGCTAACGGACTCGTCATATCCTGCGGTCAACGCACCAGATCAGGACGATGAGCACCGCGTCTTCTACACCGCCGTTACTAGGGCAAGGGAGAATCTGCATGTCGTGGATTCGCGATCACAATATAGGTACACGATATGAAACGCGCTAAAAAAAGGAAGCACTCTAGAAGGGTTAAGGGCCACAACATTTTTGTGCCGCTAGACGATAGTCTTGACGTTACCATCACGGCTAATTTCTTCACCAAAAACTGTAAGTTGTGCGGAAAAGAATTTCATAGCTTTCGGGAGGATGCCACCTATTGCTCTCCCTCACACCGAGCTTCCGCCGCAATACAAAAACAAAGACAAGAGGTGAAGGATCTTAGAAAAGAAGTTGTTCGTTTAAGGAAGATGGTCAATGAAACGTGACAAGCTACTCGACACCGCCAAGGACTTGGTCAATGGGCCGAGAGCCAGAGATTATGGCGATGCCTACGAGAACCATGAGCGCGTGGCTCGACTCTGGTCTGTCATACTAGAGAAGGACGTATCGGTTTCTCAAGTCTATCAGTGCCTTACGGCGCTGAAACTTGCTAGATTGATTGTCACGCCAACGCATCAGGATTCGTGGATCGACATTGCTGGATACGCCAGCCTCGGAGGAGAGATAAAGGATGACTAAATTTTTTGACAATCTGCCTTTGACCCCTGTTAACAAGTTGGCGGTTAATAGTTTTACGAAAGGCGACCAACCGCCAGAAGAAAATACTTCTTTGGATTTCAAAGCACCGCCAGAAGGCATGGTTAGGGAATTGAGTCCAAGCTGTAAATACTCTGTCGGAGATACGTTTCAGAGACTTACACTTGTTGGTGTGATGCCAAAAAGAACAGCTAAAGAATACATGATTAAGTATGTTAGACAGCACGGTTACCATTGTGAGTTTTACTCCTCTACCAATCATCCAGAGGTTGTAAGACTACAAGAAAAATTTAGACGCGAAAAACGTGAACAGAAAATGAGAGCAAGCGACAAAAAAAGATATGTGTTTCGTTGCTCTTGTGGCCTCTATCGCATGATAAGAGAGGATAAACTCAAGGCATTGCTGAAGCGTGTCGCTTATGAAGATCAACCCGTATTTATGTGTAACACATGTTTAAATAAACAAAAGGTGTAGGCTCATGGCAAAGGAAAGTAGTCAGATCAGTTTCCTGCACCGCATGGACTTGGACACCATCGAGAAGGACTGGGTGCCGCCGGAGGTGTTTCCTGATCTGCGAAACAGTAAGGTCATTGCCATCGACCTTGAGACTAATGATCCGAACTTGATGTCCTTGGGTCCGGGGTGGGCGCGTGGTGACGGCTTCATCGTAGGTGTAGCGGTAGCGGCTGGGG